CACCAAATCCACCATAAGACATATTATTAGGGTTATATTTAGTTTGTCCTTGGTCTACATCAAATTTAGAAGTAGGTCCACCTACAGCTTTTTGTACTCTGCCACCTTTAGACATATCTAACCTATCCTTTGTAGTATATTTCTTTTTATATGTTTTTTTCTTTTTACTCATTTATAATACCTACATGTATATTTTACTTGACTTCAAACAGTTTGTCAAGCTTTTCACCTAATTTATCTATCCTACTTATAAGGACATCAAAGTCAGCTTTTAATTCTTGTTTTGTTACATACTCTCTTGCCATCTCTTCACGAGTTTTATTCAAGAGTATATCAATTCTTTTAGCTTCTGATGCGTTTTGTCGAATACTGTAAAGTATTGGAGCCAACACCAAAGTTATAAATATATTCCAAAATAAATAAGGTGTTAGTTCCATACTTTTTATCCGCCTATAGTTTTAGTAACGCTTGTTGGATTGATTTTAGCTTCTATTTGAGCATCTAATCCAGCTTTTAAAGCTGTAATAGCATCAGCACCCATAGCAGCTTCTACCCAAGCTTGTACGTCAGAGCTTGTTAAGTCTGCAAAGCTTGTGAAGTCTGCTATATCTGCTGTATCTAAAGCTTGTGTGCCATAGCTAGAAGCAGTCCAGTTGTTGCCATCAGCATCCTGATTAGCATCATCTTCAGCGTTTAATCTCCAATGCACGTTATAAACAACGTCTGCATTACCATCTAATGTTGGGTAAGTATCAACTGTTGAAACATCCCAAGTATATCCAATTGCCATATTATTCTCCTATTTTATATTGCAGATGCTTCGTTTGCATTTTTCTTTGCAGCCTTAACTGCATCAGTCCAAACGGTTGAAGCTATACCTTGGACTTCAGAACTTTCACCAGACACATCTGTATCTGTATGAGTCCAACTATCGTCATCGTTCTTTACAGAGCTTACACAATCTAATGCGTGTCTATGAAAAGACCTTGAAAGCTCTACACCATCTTCTTTGATGACTGTAGCTGTTCTTACTTGTATAGTTTTGTAGTCTCCTACAACTTCTATTTTATCTTCTATTATTTCTTTTGTTATTGCCATTTTTTCTCCTATGTCCGTACCTAGAATCCACTAGGTATATTAGTTATTATGATGATGCCATATATGAAAATGCTACATACATGCCACTACTTGCTGATGTTAAATTATTATGCTGTAAAGGTGTATAAGCTCCACTAGAGGTATTATACAAACGTATTTTTGTTGTTGTAACTAAGTAACCACCAGTAATTGAACCAAAACCAGAAGCTATATATTGAGCTAATACACCTATTGTTACTGGTCTATCTGCATCTTCTGCTGTAAAAGGTAAACCTCCTATTTCAACATAATTAGTTGAAGTTCTGTCTGAAAAATTACTTACTGTAGTATGACAAGTTACAAGTCTACCAACTTTTGTGTATGTAGCTCCACCAAAAGTAGCAGTTCCAGTGCTTAAAGAAGGTGTCCAAGTACCTTCTTCATAATCGTCAAGTTTGTTTGCTGCACCTGTACCGCCTAGATAAGCACCGCCTGAAAGGTAGAGGTCTTTGAAACGTATATTAGACTTTCCAATATCTATAGCAGCATCTCTATTACCAGCAGAACCATTAACAGCTACAATTTCATTAGCTTGAAACCTAAGTCCTGTTGCGACTGCCGTACTACCTGTAATATAAAAGTCAGTTCCACTTTGAGTACCAATACTTCCAACTTGTGTGCCGTTTTTTCTGAAGTCAAGAATACTTCCGTCTGAGGTTGTTCTATTAAGAAATAATGCAGTAGTACTATTTGCCGATAGCATACTTTCACCAGTTGGCACAAGAGCTATACCAGTATTAGTTCCAAAAGCTGGTGTTGTTGAAGTAGTACCCACCAACAATCTGCCTGAAGAATCAATACGCATTCTTTCTGAACCTGCTGTTAAAAGCTGCATAGAGTCAGTAGCATGAGCATAAGATATTGCACCCCTATAATATCCATTACCTGAAGCCACATCACCAAACTGCACAAAATGTGTGCCACCTGTGGTTGACCAAAGCTGTAAGCCACCTACTGTAGTTCCTGGTGAACCAACAGAAACATTAACAGTACCAGCATTACCAATAGTTGTGCCTCCTACTGTTAAATTGCCTGAAGAATCAATACGCATTTTTTCGCTACCATTTGATTGAAAAGCAATTTCAGCACTTCCATTATTAGCATTTAAATACATAACATTACTAGCTTCACCAATTCTTAAATGAGTAGAGCCTTGACCTTCAAAATGTGCAATGTCTCCAGTAGCACCTCTGTCAACTTGTAAAGGATATAAAGGACTACTCGTTCCAATTCCAACATTGCCTGAAGTATCTATACGCATTCTTTGCGTACCGTTAGTTTTAAACGCTAAATCATGGTTTGATGAAGTTCCAAATATTCCAAGAGCAGACTGTGCTTGTGTATGTATTTCTGCACCTGAGGTTCTTCCAACATAAACATCCCCATTACCACCACTTGTTCCAACAACATGAAGCTCACCTGAAGGACTAGTCGTTCCAATTCCAACAAGTCCTGAACTATCAATACGCATTCTTTCATCTAATGTTGAACCAGCATCACTTGTCCAAAAACTTATAAGACCATCATCTTTATTAGTAGTATCACTACCACTCTCAAATCTTATAGCTGCGACTTCGTTTGTGTGTGTATCCCATGATGCTACTATTGAACCTAATAAATAATCTGCTGAAGCACCTACAAGTCCATCAAATAATATTTTAGGTGCATATTGATTTGAAGCACTTTCTATTTGTACTGTTGTTGATGTATTAGCAGCACCTTTAACGTGCAATCTGTTTTCAGGCGAAGTATCTCCAATTCCAACATTGCCTGAAGAATCTAGTGTAAACTCAGCAGCACCTGAAGGATTATATATAGATAATGTATCGCTGCTTGGAGAGCCTATAAATTTACCAGTTGCTCCTGCTGAAGTTTCTATACCTAAAGTATATTGGTCAGAACTTCTTAAATAAGTTCTTCCTCCTACAACAGATAAACGAGATTCTGAAGGTATGCTAGTCGTACCAATTCCAACGTTGCCTGATGAGTCGATACGCATTCTTTCTGTTGTATCATCTCTGAATCTAACGTCTTGTGCATGAATTTGTAGTGGTCTAGCGTTTCCACCACCAGTTTCTAAAGCATGTATACGTCTAATACTATCTGTTGAGTTGTAGTTAATTCTTACTACTGCAGCAGCACTTGAGTCTGTGTTAACTTCTAATGTTCCATTCTCAACATGTAGTTTTGAAGCAGGACTAGTCGTACCAATTCCAACATTGCCTGAATCTCTTTCTATTGTTAATTTGGTATTAAAAGTTCCTGCTGTGCCACTACCAATAAATAATTTATTATCTCCACCATCATAATTAAAACGAAAACCTGTACTTCCTGTTTCAGTAAGCATAAGTGACGCATCTTCACTAGCACCGCCTTCAATTTCAACTTTAGCGTGTCCTGTACTATAAACATGCAGTTGTTCAGCAGGACTAGTCGTACCAATTCCAACGTTTTGATTGCTGTCAATCCTTATAGCTTCTGTAGTATTTGCTTGACCATTTGTTCTTGTTTGTAAAGATAAATATCCATCAAAAGCACCAGATGTTGAATTTAATTTACCTGCTTTTATTAATCCATAAGTTCTCTCATCAGTACCATCAGTTCCTCTTAAAGCAATAGTTCCTCCAATATTTGCAGCAAGTGATGCACTATCAGTTACTAAAACTGTTGCACCATTATTAGAGGTTGCACTAGCTCCTTTAACTTCTAAAGTTGATTCAGGACTACTCGTTCCGATACCAACGTTACCTGAAGAGTCTATTCTCATGGCTTCTGCACCTGAAGAACCAAACGCTAGATAACCATTGTTTCCTGCACTACCTCTATAGAAATCAATAAAACTATTTGTATAAGTTCCGTTTAGATAGTCTAAAGCTAATCTATAAACACTAGAGTTTGCTGTAGCTCCATTACCTGAAGTAGCACGAAGTTCAAAGTTTGTACCAGCTCCAGTAAGATTAAACAAAGCATCATTAGTTGTTCCAGCTACTTCCAAAAGAGCATCAGGACTAGTCGTTCCAATTCCAACTCTATTATTTGTAGCATCAACAACTAAAGTAGAAGTATCAACAGTCAAACCATCAGCAACAACTGTACCTGTTACGTCTATGCCTGTTGAGGTTGTGGTTAGCTTAATTGAATCTCCATCAGGATGATATAAAGCAGTAGAGCCACCTGAACCGTCAGTTCCAACTAAATATCGTGAATTGTCATTAGCTCTTAAATTTAAATTTGTTCCTTCTATTATTAAAGAACCAGTTCCTGCATCTTCAATATAACTATTAGAACCATCATGATAAATCTGTAAATCTGAACCTGCTCCAAAGACTGCTTTGTCGTTATCGCCAAAGTTAATATCGCCTGTAGTTGTTAAACCTGTAAGAGTACCAAGACTTGTAATATTAGGTTGAGCTGCTGTAGCTAGTGTACCTGTTAAAGATGTATTAGCTGTAAGAGTTGTGAATGTACCTGCAGCCGGTGTAGCTCCTCCGATAACAGTACCGTCAATAGTACCACCATCAATGTCTGGAGTATTTACATCTGGGCTTGTAAGGGTTTTGTTTGTTAAAGTTTGTGTGCCAGTCAATGTAGCAACTGTAGAGTCGATTGCAACTGTTAAAGTGTTTAAAGCTCCACTAGTATCAATACCAGTCCCACCAGCGATTGTAAGGCTTTCTGAGTCGAGGTCAATGCTTAAAGCACCACCTGTATCACCTTGGAAATCTAAGTCCTGTGCAGTGACCTGAGAGTCTACATAAGCTTTTACAGATTGTTGAGTTGGTATAAGCGTTGCAGAGTTTGAGACCATATTGTCTTCATCTACAAAAGCTGTTACAGTAATTGTACCATCGTTTAAAGAACCAAAAGTAAGGTCTGTAATAGTTGTTGCAGCTATTGTACCACCTTCAACTTTATCACCAGATATTTGATTGTCTGCAAGTGTTAAAGTACCTGCAGAGACGTTTAAAGTTTTACCAGCTCCTACAGTTATATCTGAAGTTGCTATTGTAGCACCATCAATTGTACCACCGTTAATGTCTGCTGTATCAGCTACAAGACTATCTATGTTAGCTGTACCATCAATGTAAAGATTTCTCCACTCTTTTGTAGTTGTACCTAAGTCATAAGTGTTATCTGTATTAGGTACTATATGAGAATCAATTTCAGCAGCTAGATTAATACTATCAGTATCTGCATCACCGAATGTAAGATTACCTGAGATAGTTGCACTACCTGTAACAGTTAAATCACCACCGATACTAACATTACCGGTAGTAGTAACTGTATCTGTATATGTATCTTTAAATCTTAAACTTGTTGTACCTAAGTCAATGTCGCTATCTGTGACAGGAATAATAGCTCCATCTGCAATATATAATTGTTGTACGGGTGCTGAAGATACTTCAACATAAAATTCTATGTAGTTATTTGTAGTATCTATTAATACTTTGTTGTTTGGAGATGTCTCACCTGCATCACCAATCAGACCTATTACTGGTCCCTCTGCTGTTGTACCATCGTGTTTGTGACCTGATGTATTACTAAATGCATTAACTAACTGATTGTATTCGTTGTTAAATAATGCAGCAGTAATTGTATCGCCATCTACGAATGTACTTTGTCTTATATAACCTGCCATTGTTTTTATCTCCTACCTGAAGGTATGTAATCTACATATAAACCATTAATTCTGTATGGTGCTTTATTATCGTTTGTAATCACCGTAAAGTTATTTGAAGTACCACTTCCTTGTAGTGGTGTTCTTAACATAGGTGATGCTGATGCACCAAATATATTTGTTCCGAATACAGCACTACCAAATATTGATGAAGGGTTTACTGTACCTAGTGAATAATTACTAGATATTTGTGGTACATCTCCACTGTTATAGTCAAACTTAACTTGAACTTCTGGAGTAACCAATCCTTCTGCTGCTATTGAAACCTTTAAATAGTGTAAAGTTTTTAAAGTTCCTAAATCACCATAATCATAATCTGGTGTAGCATATCTTGCTAATATAGCAGTTCCATCAAAATCATTACCTGAATCGTGTACAAACACATAACCTGAATTATTACCGTGATAATATTTTTCAACACCTGTCGTATCAAATCCTGAACCTATTTCTGTTACTTCTAATCCTTTTGTTTCTGACCACTCAAAACCGTTTGGTCTTAGTGTTCCTATAATTCCTTTTTGTCCTGCAGCTACCGCATTTACGTTAGTGTAAAATAATCTGTACTGTGACTTTTCTCTTAATACTATACTTGTTATTTGATAGTTATTAATGTTTTCAGCTACTTCCCTCATTATAGGTTGTATAGCTTTACTAACAGTTCCTAACTCTACGTCACCAATTCTTGCTGTACCAGCGACTGTTCTTAATCCATCTGGTGCTAAAAATATTAAGTCACCACCAATCTCTTGAATACTATAACCGCTTAAACATCCTATACTTTCTGTAATAGGGTCTATACGAATATTAGCACTATCATTTATATTTATAAGTTTATGTATGCTATTTTCTGCAAAAACTATTAAGTCTGTTCTAAATCCTTTAATACCTTGTACTTGGTCTGATATAGTTACAGAACCTGCACCAGCACCTGTAAAGTTATCAGGGTCATTATAAACACTGTAATAAACAGTACTTAAATTATTTTCTACTCCTGATGCAATTAAATGATGGTCATGGATAGTTATGTATTTAACTCCATTAGTTCCATCTACAGTTATTTCAGCAGCAAAAAATGTTCTAGTATTTAAAGCTCCTGTTCCTTCCATTCGGAAACTATAAAGCTTATTAGCACCGTCTGCTATAATAACTTCGCCATAATCATAATCAGGTCCTTCAAAAAGTACAAACTGACATTGACCTTGACCAGTTCTTGCAAGTGCTGTACGACCTGTAAAAGTTGTATAGTTATCACCACCAACTGCAACAGAATCTCTATTTATTTGTAACCATGTTATGCCATCGTTACTAAAATAAATATTAGTACCAGCAGTTGCTATAACACCATCTGCATAAGCAAATACTCCTAGTATAGTAGTAGCTCCTCCAGTTGGTTGAGTTGCACTACCTTCACCAAACTTGGTAAATCCACTAATTCTTCTATAACCACCTTCTATAGCCACTTCAAAGTTTTCTAACTCTGTAGCTACACCGGGTCTTCGTAGCAAATCAACTTGATTAGAAGCAGTAACTAAACCGCCTTCACATGCTACTGTAAATGGTTGTGAACGTGCCATAATTTAAAAGTATCTTCTATCGTCTGTCATGTACTTAGGCGTTGGATTCATAAGATTAGACTTCATATGTTTCATTCCTTTTCTATAATCATCCAATGCAAAAGCAGCCTGTTGTGGACTTTCTTTAAATTGCCAGACATAATATCTCATTCTAGCTGTTACAATATTACTGTATTGCTCTGGTAAAACCATTGTATCATCGTAAGCTGATAAAGCAGTTGGTCTTACGAAAGCATAAAAGTGTACATTGTAAACTTTATCAGGAATAGGACTTAATCCAAACTTCCTGTTATCTGGAGACTTAATTACAAATTTAGGTTCTCCATGATTTTGAGCATTAGCATCATCTTCGTTTTCGCTATCTCTGTAGTATCTTTTCCAATCATCAAGAGTTAAAAATCTTAACCCTTTAGAAACGTAAGGAGCTGTTTCTCCACTTACGTTAATTGTTGTTACATAAAAATCATCCCAATCTATTGAAGCATAATCAGTAGTGATACTAGAACTACCAGCTTTCAAAGTATACCATCTTTGTCCTGCAACTGTAGCAACTGTTACGTTACCGTAGAATGGGTCAGTAGCTCCACTAACTCCTGCAGAAAAGAAAGGTAATTGAGGTTCTTCATTAGCTATATCAAATATAGATTTATTAACAGTATCTTTTACAAACTTTTGAAGACCTATAGCATCTGCAAAGTTTGCAGACGTTAAAGGAATCTCATTAAGTTCTCTTAATACTTCGTTAGTTAAATCTAGATATGTAGTAGCCATTATTATCTTTTCCTAGCTTTTTGTTTTGCTTTGTTACTTAAGTCTTTAAAGTGAAACAAAGGCTTACTTGTTTTTGTATGTGTTTTATTAGTATGTAATTTACCATTAGGCATTTTATGATAAGTACCTTTCCAAACAGTACCATCTTTTAAATAGTGATTAACTCCTTTAGCCATTTTAACAAGGTTTAGCTTTAGGCATTCCACCATCTTTATACATGGTTCTTTTAACTTTACCGCCACCCATCATTTTTTTCTTTTTCATTTCTCCACCATACATCATTTTTTCACGTCTAGCAGATTTGTTACCTATATCGTTTTTGTAGTCACCTTTTTTCATTTTATTTTTCCTTTAAAAAAGGAGGAGTCCTAAGACTCCCCCAAATGATTATTCTTAATCAATACCGTAGAAAGCACTTACTAATGCTTCAGGTCTAAGAACTTTAGCTCCATAGACATGAAGACCTCTCACGATGTCGCCAAAAGAACTTGGGTCTCTTAGGACTTCTGTTGAAAGGATTGTGTTAGCAGTTGCAGTAGATGAGATATGACCAGCTAAACATTTACCAGCAGCATTAGTTGTTGCAGCAATGTTGTTAGACTTGTACATATCAAATCCTCTTAATTTTCCACTTGATACTAAACCATTTCTAATTGAACCTTGACCTGCGTTGAAGTCTACAGATAACAATTTAGAAGAAGCTTGACCTAAAACTTCGTAGAAGTCAGGACCAGCAACGAACCATCTTCCTTCTTCAGGAACATTTTGCTCGTCTAATAGTCTTGCCATTCTAGCCATAACGTCTATTGGGTCATGCTCACTTGTACCAAAACCTATATCAAGGTTACCAGTTCCGTCAAATGTACCGGCAGCTAAGTCGGTAGCATTGTCAGCACCTAACACGTGGTCTGGTGATGAACTAGAAACTCCTGAGAACATAGTTGCGATAACAGCAGCGTCATATGAATCTCTTAAAGCATAAGCAGCAGATGAACTTGCTACTTCTTTAAAGTTTACATGTGACATATTTGTTTCAATATCATCTACGATGAATTTGAAAGCTTTAGCACTGTCAACAACCAATGTAAGTTCTTGGTCAGTTAGTTTAGTTGCAGTAGTGTCGCTACCTCTGGTATAATCAGAGACAGAGATTACTGGTTCTTTGATGATTTTTACTGAGTCTCCGTAGGCAGAAATCTCACCGGCATAGTCGGTGTTAGTAATAGCTTCTACAACCGAAGATTTTCTAAAGAAGTTTAAAACCTTTTTAGAGTAAACGGAAGGTAGGAAGAAACTATTAGCTTGTCCACTTACGGAGTTAGCAAAGTTAGCATCAGTATCTGTTGAAGGTTCAAAATATTGAGCCATGATACATTCTCCTTGTAGTTAAATATAGTTTACTTTACGATTCTGCCTTCTTGCATTGCATCTGATATTTCCTTTTCGTATTTATCAAATTCTGCAACACTCATGGCAGCAATCTCCTTTTCAGACCATATCTTTTGTTGTTTAGGTTCTACACTTGTTGTTTTTGTAGATACCATATCAGCAGCAGATTTTCTAGTCTGTTTAGAAGATGACTTTGTCTTTGTAGGTTCTATACCAAAATCTTTTTTAAACAAATCTAAAGCACGTGAAGCTAGGTCAGCATCGTCAGCGTTATTGTATATCCAATCTTGGATAGACTTAGGCTGCTCTTTTGCCCAACCGTGGAAATCGTCACTGTTTCTGATATCTTCAAAATCAGGATGTCTTTCCATTAACCTTTTTTCTGCATCTTGTCGTACTAACTGATTCTCTCTTTCTTGAAGTTTACTAAGGCGTTCTTCTAGAACTTTTGCTTTAGTCTCACTTTGCATGTGAGCAACAGTTTCTACAACCTCGTAGACATCAGGATATTGATTCTTAAATTCTTCGAGTTCCTCTTCAGTTTTTGGAGCTTTATATTCAGTTCTATTTTTAGTAGCTTCTTCTAAAAGTTCCTGTTCCCTAGTTTTAAACTCATTAAGTTTACTATCGTAATGTCTTTTTAAATCATCGTATCTTTTTTTGTAGTCTGGTTTCTTATAAGGTGTATCCTTACGTGATTCCAGTTCTTCAGTATTTACACTTCCTTCTTCATTTATTTCAGTAACATCGTTACTTTTAAATAACTTGTTTGAAGGCTCTTCAAAATACAAAGATTCTGATGATACAAAAGGTTTATCTTCTGTGTGCCATTCTTTTTTTGCATTATAAGGATTTGGCGTTTCCTCTGCTTGGACTTTATTAGTCATTTTCTTTTCTCCTTACTCAGGGCTTCGTTTAACAAGGTAGCTGCGGTTGTCGACTGTGCAGGGCTTGTTCTTGTAAAGGTAGCCTTTCGGGTTAATATATGATAGAGTGCCTACGCTAATAGGGTAGCTCTATCTTCCATATCCTGCTCCATGTACCGGTGGACGTTTAAAAGGCATCTCCTCATAAAGAGGATTGTCTTCTTCACTTACTGAATCAAGTAGAGAACCACTAACACCTGTTTGCTCAGTCATAGGACCTTTTTCAACTCTAATAACTTGTTCAGTCATAGGGTTTTGCATAGGCATAGTTTCTTCTTTTAATTCACCACCTTCTTGAAGCGGTTGTCTTTCATCTGCTTTAGCTTCAGCGTCTTTCATCATAGCCATTAAATTGTCAGCTCCGATTTCTTCTACAGCTTTTGCA